TAATAAGATGATTTACATGTAACTCTAACTTTTTTTGACATGATTTCTATTTTATTGGTTTATATTAGTTAATTTAACTATGAACAAAAAAGGCTAACCTGTTTATGGGTTAGCCTTTATTTGATATTTAGAAGATTGATTATGGCTTAGTACCAATATTGATGTATCTCACCATTTTCTTTGGTGCGAACAATAGAGGAGTACCATATAACAACACCATGAAACGATAAGCGGTAGAAATTTGCGCTAAATCCATTTTCATTAATGGAGCTAATTGACGGAAAGCCAACACTTCTTCGTCCATTTGAAGCATGAAAGCCTGATTAGTGTTAGGAATGATACGATTGTTATCACGTACTTTAGTAACAGCAGCGCCATCATATCCAGCAGCCATCTCAGTTGCTGTAACATCAAATGCCATGAAGTAGTCAACTGATGAAGAAGCAGCACCTTTAGCCGAGCGATACACACGGAAACCAGTGGCAGCATTTGCACCAGCGCCAGCAGCCCATTTCAAATCAATTGCTCCAGCAGCTACTACTGTAGTAACAGAACCAGAAAGAGCTATTAAAGCAGACTCACCAAAAGCATTGAAAGCAGACACAGCATAGAAGTAGTTCCCTGCATCGCCAGCAGCCCATAAAGAGTCTGGCAAGGTAGCACCTACAGCGGCAATTGGAGTAGAACCATCCGGAACAATCACAGCTGGAGCATTTGGAGAGGTTGCTGGAGAAGACAATGTCTTTTTAGCAGCCTTATTCATGAATAAATCCCAATTCAAGTTGATACGGCCAAACTGAGAATCAAAATAGTTTACTTTTTGACCCATTCCACCAGCTGAAGTCATTTCAGAATTAGGCTGGATGAATTTGTTTCCGTAGAAAGATTGAACGAAATCACTAAGAACTTTAGGTGGCGCAAACAATTCATTTGCTAAACCGAAGTTTTCGATGATACCTTCAGCACCACGCTCAATGTACTTCTCTTGCAAGTAGTCACCACGTAAATCTACAACAACTTCATTGTTGTTATAGTAGGCGTTCTTGTTAGTGTAAGCATCATTTTCTTCGTGTTGAGCATAAAGACCATTGAATTCTTCAGCAACTAAACGAGAGTTTGCTGTTGTTAGAGCCTTGTCTAACTTACGAAGAATCCACATTGAACCGTTTTTAGCTTCACGGGCAATAACATCACCAACCATTGTATTAACTAAGGTCATAGGATGAGTAACTGATTTAGTTACACCTAAGAACTTAACTAATTGCGCTCTACGAACATAGGTAGAATCTTCTTCCAGTGGTAAACCACCTTCTTGCATGAATCCACCACGATCTTGACCGTATGAGGTTAATTGGTTATATTCCTCTACCGTGTTGTAAGCAGCTAGCTTAGGAATCTTCTTCCAAAGCACGATTTCTGACTCACGATAAGTTAACAATTTCAATGTTTTATCTAGGCTCTCCATTTTCAAGCCAGCACCAGAAGCGGTAGTTGAATTAGTAGTCTCACGACCAGTAATTTGCCCTGCCTCTAATGCTTTAGATAAATCATTCAACTGCTCTTGAGATGCATTGGACTGTCCAAACATCACTTGGTTGTCATTGTTTACATTGCTGTAAGCAGACAAGTTGATTCCTAAATTTCCTAGGCCATTCATGATTTTACTAATTTTAGTTGTTTTAAGTTTTTATTTACCCGATTTGTGTACAATTTTAATGCTTTACAGTGGTTATTCACCAATAACTACACCGAATTCTTTGGTTAGACGTTTCTGAACATCTAAGGATAATTGACCTGAAGCTTCAAATACAGTGAGAGCCTTCTCAAAACCTAAGTCTAATTCCTTACCACCTTTCTCAAGCGGAGAAACCATTGCTTTCTCGAGAATGTTCAATACTGCCGGACGGTTGTTAATACTAATCAGCGTACCGTTTTTGTTTTCACCTAATTTATCACCATCAGCACCTTTACTAAAATCTCTTTCTTTTATCTTAGTGTTAGTAGCTGATTTACGACCACCATTTGGTTGACCAGCTAATTCACTAATTTCAGATTTCAACTGGCTTACCTGAGTAGATAGGTCGGAGATTACAGTGCCCATGGCTTTCTTAATCTCGTCGTTTGACTCCTGAATTTTGTTTAATGTTTCTTGGAATGCTTTCTGAATTGGGTCTTCGATGATTTCTTTGAAAGAATCACCATTTTTAGCGAACTTGCGACCTTCAATTTCTTTTAATTCACCACCATCTTTAGTCATTTGAACGTAGTGGTCGCCTTTTTGGAAGTACAATGGACTTTCTTCATCCTCAGACTTTTTGATGTCTTTATTAGGGGTTTCTTCCTCTTCTTCCTCTTCCTCTTCTTCAGATTCTTTGTCTGTAGTAGTGGCTGCTTTCTCTACTTTTTCTTCCTCTTCTTCAGCTTCTTCCTCGTTTTCAGTAGTTTTGGCTTTAGAGATTGTTTCTTCTTCATTAGAAGCGGTTTCAGTAATTCCTAAAGTTTCATAGGCTTTAGAGATTTCTTCCTGTGTTGGTTTGGCTTTATTGCTCATTTGACTAATTTTAGTGATTATATTGTATATTTGCTTCGCCTTTGATAAATCTATATCTGAAAAATCAGAAAATATTTTATCATAAACTTCTGCTTTTGTTAATTCTTTAGAGTCCTCAGCTGATTTGACTATTTCTTTGAGCCCTGAATCTACATGCTCTTTCTTTAGAGCCTTGCCAGATGGTGAATCTGTAGAGAGAGATTTTGAAAAATCCATTGAAATCTCACCATTTTCAGTAACTTTAATGGTGTTACCGTCCTTAGTAACCATATTCACTAAATATTTTACCTTTCCACCATTTGCCTCATCTGGTTCTTCTAATTCAAATTCAAAATCTGAATTTCCACCACCTTTGATTATGTCCGCAAATGTAGCTGGATTCTTAGGCATGTAGGTTATGGCGCAACCAGTGATATTGGCCTTTAGTATCTTCTTACTATCCAGTGGGTCACGATGTGTGGCTTTCCCCTCAATGCTAAAGCCTAATCTACGTGTCTTTGAGTTAGCCTTAAGAATCTCAGCTAACTTATAAACTTGCTTAGCTAAATCACTATCTTTATAGAGTTCAGCTTCTAAATATAGACCTTTCTTGGTGATTTCAGCCTTAGTCGGCTCCCCGATAATGGCTAATGGTGCGTTCTTTTGCTGATGATGCCAGTTGATTACACCAGTTGACTTCAATATTGAAAGGTCAAAGCCAGTAGGGTCAAGTGTTTCGCCATCACTATCTTGTTCAATAGTAGATGCGATACCACCTAATTTCATTACCTCAACACCATTCTCATCCTTAGCCTTAGACAGCTCAAGTGGAACCCAGAATTTAAAATTGTTCTTGTTCATAATAGCCTTATAACTGTTCATTGTTTAGTGATTCGTCCCACCATTTCGGTAGTGGATACATTACATCTAAATCTTCGTCTTCGTCATCATTCGTGGCTAATGTATGGTCTTTTGATTTATGATTGCTAGAACCTGATATTTCAGCTAAACTCGGTGGCTTAACTTCCTCTTCTTCCCCACCTTTCTTTAGGTCATCTTTACTCATGCCTACTTTAGTTATGAAGGAATCAATCACAGCTGGATGTATGTAGCTTGTCTTGGCCATCATTGGTGTATTGTTCAACTTCTGAGAAACGGTCTCAAACACATTCATTAGCTTCTTTTGAAGATTTTGTTTGTTCTTCTTTGGATTATCAACCAATGGAAGTGGAGGTAATTTGGATTCAAACAGTAGATTTTTAGCTAAATCAGTAGCTGTATAGGTTCTTAGGTCTTTTAGTTTTAATCCCTTAAAACCTAAGGTATTCCTAAATGTGTCCATTAATTGAGCCTTGTTAGATTGGAATAGAAACTGTTCTCCCTTGCGTTCTTTCTTTAGCTTAGTTAGATATTCAGCTAACTTCTTATCCTTTATTGTAGATATATTCTGCTGATAAGACTTTCCAATGAAATCAAAGTCTATCCTATCTCCAGTTATCTTTACATTATCTGGTGAAAGAGTGGACACACCTCTATTCTTTGTCTTTAAAAACCCTAATCTACTACCAGGACGTAGGCCAGTATTGGCTATAATAGCTATTACAGCTAAAGATTGCTTAGTCGAATCATCTATGCCTTCTTTATCTAATAGCTTTATCGGTTGTGTCTTTACTAATTTAACCTGTGCATCACTAATGTTCTTTATGCGAGCCCACTTCTTCTCAGCGTTCCTACTCATAAATTCCTCTGTATAGACAGTTTTATTGACACCATTCTTGTCTTTATACTTCATCAGCCACTCAGAGTGTGGATCCTTAGCCTCATGATTGATTTGAACATCCTTTTCAGCCATACCTATTGGTAGTCCACGCATTTTCCCGTGTTTCTCTGTATATTTATCATACCACTGTGGAGTTCTTTCTCTCTTAGCGTGTTCTACATGGGGTTTAAGACTAACACGCTTCAATTTAGGCTTTTCCAACTCACCTACAATTGTTTTCACTGTGGATTTCTTAGGCTGTTCGTCAGTTCCAACCACTTGATGGCGCATGAACGTCTTGTTCTTCCCGTGTACTGTTACTAATTCCTCATGTTTTGCTTTCTCAATCTCATTGCCTTCAATATCCACTTTCTTAGCAATTTTAAGCCTATTAGCACGATTGAGAAGCACTTTGATAGGTAAACTTATGCGATAACAGTCAACCTCTGTCTCAGGGTCAATATCTAAGCCATGAGCCCAATCATGATGACCATCTAATATGTGTCCATCTAAACTTAGAAGATACTTTCTTTCTTTGTAGTTGTTAGACTTAGACTTTATTCTTTCAAGAATCTTATCCTCATTGATTTCGCCCGAGAACGACGATCTATCCAAAGCCAATAATTTACCCACCGTGAATCAAAAAGAG